GGTTACAGGTGGATTTGATCCAATCCACAGTGGACATATATCATACTTTGAGAGAGCAAAAGACCTTTCTAACTATCTTGTGGTAGGTGTCAATACTGAAGAGTGGTTGACACGAAAGAAAGGTCAATACTTTCAATCATGGAAAGAACGAGCTGAGATCATTCGACATCTTAATATGGTAGATGCAGTTATCTCCTGGGATGATGAAGATGACAGTGCGTGTGGAGCAATCGCAAAATGCTTGGAGATAGCAGAGACTGTAATCTTTGCCAATGGTGGTGACCGTGGAAAAGATAATACGCCAGAAGTTGATAAGTATGGCGATGATCCACGTGTAGAGTTCGCTTGGAGCATCGGCGGGAACAACAAAATGAACAGTAGTTCTTGGATCCTTCATGGATATTTTGAACGCCAACGTAAACTATTAGGTATTTAACAATGAACTTCCTCAAAACTATAGTAAAGGAGATTGACAATGAGTATGCTGGAATCGTTAGTGACGGTGTTGCAGCAGGTGACTGTGATTCTTTTATCGATACTGGCTGTTACCTCTTTAATGCATTGGTATCAGGTTCAGTACATGGGGGTATCCCTGCGAATAAGATTACGGCAATTGCGGGGGAGTCAAGCACGGGTAAAACTTTCTTTGTTCTTAGCATCGTCAAGTCTTTCTTGGCTAATAATCCTGAAGCTGGTGTCATTTATTTTGAATCTGAGTCAGCGATAACTAAGAAGATGATTGAAGAGAGGGGTATAGATTCTTCTCGTATGGTCATTGTTCCTGTAACAACTGTTCAGGAGTTTAGAGAACAAAGTATAAAGATCCTAGATAAGTTATCACAGGAAGAAAATCGTCCTCCTATGATGTTTGTTCTTGACTCCTTAGGGATGTTGAGTACTACTAAAGAGATAGAGGATGCTTCTGCAGGTAAAGAGACACGTGATATGACACGTGCTCAAATTGTTAAGAGTATTTTCAGAATCTTGACATTAAAGCTAGGCAAGCTTAAAATGCCAATGTTAGTCACTAATCACACTTATGATGTTGTCGGAGCTTACGTACCAACTAAGGAAATGGGAGGAGGCAGCGGCCTCAAATATGCGGCGAGTACGATCATTTATCTCGGAAAGAAAAAGGATAAGGATGGAACGGAAGTCGTCGGAAATATTGTCAAGGCGGAGACTCACAAATCAAGGTTAAGTAAAGAGAACAAACGTGTCGAACTCAGACTCTCCTACAGATCCGGACTTGACCCCTACTATGGTCTACTCGGATTGGGAGAGAAATATGATGTCTTTAAGAAAGTTGGAAACCGCTTCCAGATTGGAGAGGCAAAGGTGTATCCAAAAAACATTTACCAAGATCCTGAGAAGTATTTTACACCTGAAGTGATGCAAGCTTTAGATGAATGTGCTAGAAAGGAATACAGTTATGGTTCATAGTTATCATGATGTATTACCAGATGAACTCTGTACTGCACTGATAAAACTATTTGATGAAGATATAGAGCATCATGAACGTGTGGATAATCAGGCTAAACCTACTTTCACACAGTTGAATTTAAATGAGTATCATGCTAAGATAGTACCAACACTGTCACAGTATGCTTTAGATGTTTTAGAACGTTACAAAAAAGACATACCAGCAGCACAATACCTTCCATCTGCTAGACTGTTTGAACAGTTTAGGATTAAGAAGTATTGTACTGGTGGTAAAGACCGTTTTGATGAACATGTAGATATCGTTGATCACGCTAGTGCTAAACGTTGTCTTGCTATGTTGTTCTACTTGAATTCTGTACCTGTTGGAGGACAAACTGTATTCCCTCAACAAGGACTATCATTCAGAGCTACCACAGGGTATGCTATACTATTCCCACCGACGTGGGAATACCCACACTCAGGGGAAGCACCTGTTGCTGTCCCCAAATATATTATGAGCACCTATCTACACTATGGATAATGTTGAACTTCTGATTCTAAGAAGTCTCCTTCATAATGAAGACTATGCTCGCAAGGTAATTCCTTTTATTAAGGGAGACTATTTTGAGCAACCATCCCAGAAGATTACTTTTGAAGAAATCTCTGAATTTATTACAGAGTATGATCAGTTACCTTCTAAGGAAGCACTTTATATTGAAGTAGAAAATCGTAATGATGTTACAGAAGAACTTTATAAACAGATAAAGGAACTGATAGGAGTTTTAGATGATTCTCCTTCAGACCAAGATTGGTTAACTAATACAAGTGAGAAGTGGTGTAGGGATAGAGCAATCTATCTTGCACTTATGGAGTCCATAAAACTTGCTGATGGTAAAGATGAGGCGAAAGGAAGAGATGCAATACCAAGTATTCTTTCAGATGCATTAGCAGTTTCTTTTGATAACAATGTAGGTCATGACTATCTCCAAGATTACGAAGCAAGGTATGAAAGCTACCACAAGAAGGAGGATAAGATCCCGTTCGACTTGGAATATTTTAATAAGATTACGAAAGGTGGTATACCCAATAAGACTCTTAATATCGCTCTTGCTGGTACAGGTGTTGGTAAGAGTCTCTTTATGTGTCACATGGCTGGATCCAGTCTCATCGGGGGACGTAATGTATTGTATATTACTCTTGAGATGGCAGAAGAAAAGATTGCAGAAAGAATTGATGCAAATCTTTTAAATGTTAATATTCAGGAGATTACTGATTTACCTAAACCTATGTTTGAAAGTAAGGTTACTTCCCTTGCTAAGAAGACACAGGGTACATTAATTGTTAAAGAATATCCTACTGCATCAGCACATAGTGGACATTTTAAAGCATTACTTAATGAACTAGCATTAAAGAAATCATTCAAACCAGATGTAATATTCATAGATTACCTTAATATATGTGCCTCTAGTAGGTATCGTGGGAACTCCAATGTCAATTCTTATTCATACATCAAAGCAATCGCAGAAGAACTACGGGGTCTCGCAGTTGAGGCGAACGTTCCGATTGTATCTGCCACTCAAACTACTCGTAGCGGGTTTGCTAGTTCTGATGTGGACCTTACTGACACCTCTGAATCTTTTGGACTCCCTGCTACTGCTGACCTTATGTTTGCCCTTATTTCTACAGAAGAGTTGGAAGCCTTGGGACAGATAATGGTTAAGCAATTGAAGAATAGGTATAACGATCCTACTATTAATAAGAGATTTATTGTGGGTGTTGATAGGGCAAAGATGAGATTGTATGATGTTGAACAAAAAGCACAGAGTGATTTACTTGACAGTGGACAAGAAGAAGAGTATGATGCTTTAGCGGATAAAGCCTTTAACGAGAAAAAGAAATTCAATGACTTCAAATTCTAAACAAGTTGACACCAAAAAGTATACTGAATTTGTGGATACTGTTACCAGCAGAGAATCTAATGAGTATATGTATTTCAATAAGAGATGTTTTGATTTACATTCAGAAGGACTTCCTATTGAAAGACTTCTAACTGCTGCTCTTGGTATATGTGCTGAAGGTGGTGAGTTTACTGAAGTAGTAAAGAAGATGACCTTTCAAGGTAAACCACTTAATGAAGAGAATGTTTTCCATATGAAGAGAGAACTTGGAGATATCATGTGGTATGTTGCACAGGCATGTATGGCACTAGATACTACGTTCGATGAAATCATTGAGATGAATGTTGACAAATTAAAGTCACGTTATCCTGGTGGTGAGTTTGATGTTCATTACTCAGAGAATAGAAAAGAAGGGGACCTATGAAGAAACTATTAATCGCAGTAATTGCTGCATCCATGCTGCTACCAACTGCAACCTTAGCGTCTTCCTATAGACCTGGATCTAAAAAACAAACAGTCTATAGATCTAAAAGTCCATTATGTTTGGGTGAAACAGATAAGTTTACAGAGAAGTGTAGTATAGTAATTGATGAGACTGGTGTAATAGGACCAGAAGGACACATTACTAATGTAGTTCAATGGACAACAGAAGAGAAAGAATTTAATTATGGTGGAGGAATTGTTGGTGGTGTTGCTGGTGCCGCTGGAGGTGCTGGATTAGGAATGGCTAGTTGTATGCTTGTAGGACCATTCTGTTTAATAACAGCACCAGCAATAATGCAGACTGGTGCAGGAGTAGGAGCAGGTGTTGGTGGAACTAGTGGAGGAAAATTCTTTACTATTATTGGTGATGATAAGGATGGTAATAGATTAATACAAGAGGTCTTTATTCGTTCAGCGAAATCTGTTAAGAAAACATCTAAACTATTACTTACAACAACTAAACTTGCTGAGGGTGAATTGCGTGGATAAATTTAGGGATTTTTTACCCCTTGACTTTAAAAAGGAAGGAATTGTATTAGATTACAAAACTGCTGGTGTTGATATAGAAGCAGGTAATAAGTTTGTAGAAGATCTTAAAAAGAAAGTTCCTGGCCTTGGTGGGTTTGGGGGAATGATAAAGGTTCCTGTTGGATATGAGGAACCTATTTTAGTATCTGGAACTGATGGAGTAGGAACTAAGATTGATATTGCTGCAGCACTGGGAGACTATACAACTATTGGTCAAGACCTAGTTGCTATGTGTGTCAATGATATTATTACATGTGGTGCTAAACCCATGTACTTCTTAGATTATATTTCTACTCCAAAGTTAGATGATAAGGTATCTGATATTATGGTAGGTATTCTCAAGGGATGTGAGATAGCATGTATGGATCTTTTAGGTGGAGAAACAGCAGAGCACCCACGCTATCAAAACAAGATTGATCTAGCAGGTTTTTGTACTGGCATAGTAGATAAAAAAGATATTATAGATGGAAGATATATTAAACCTAGTGATAGAGTTATTGGATTAGCAAGTAGTGGACCTCATAGTAATGGTTATAGTCTTATTAATTATTTGATAGAAAGACTTAAGTTAAAGGTTGCAGATTATCCTGAACTACTTACTCCCACTACCATCTATGCACCTGTAGTTAAGAGTTTGTTAAAGGAGGTTGGGATATATGGTATGGCACATATTACAGGTGGTGGTATACCAGAGAACTTACCAAGGTGTTTACCAAAAGGATTGGAAGTTAATGTGGATTATAATGCATGGCCATTACCAGAGATCTTTAAGAAGATTCAACTGGAGGGTAATGTAGATGAGGATGAAATGAAGAGAGTATTTAATCTTGGTATAGGATACTGTGTTATAGTTCCTGCTAACCGTACTGAATTTACTATGGATGTTATTAGAACAGAAGGTATAGAGTGTTGGGAAATAGGTGAGGTTTATCTAAATACTTAGAAAGTGTTTATAGATGGCTACTATATCACCCGATTATCAACAAAAGGGAGTTCCTAATCCATATTATATTATGGATGCTGGAACTATTAGTTCTACTAAAGCAGCATTGAAGAAGAATGGTATAGATGTTTCAGGAAAAGAAATTTTATTTAAAGCAGTTCATAAAATTGTTGGAAAAACAATCATTACTACACAAGGTAAATCTTTGTTTCAATTGGCATTGGATAAGAAGACAGACCTCCAATATGGTGTTAAGATAAGTCAGAGTAAAGTTAAAGGTCATCTTGGTATGAAAAGTAGAAAAGATAGTACTGCATCATCAAATGTCAATGAATTTTTGACGGTGTATTATCTGAAGCACAAGTGTGCTACACCTGAAGAACTACATCAAAAATCTTGTACTGAAAAAAGATCACCAACTGGTGTTCTGACTGGTGAAGGTAAGTCTGTAACTTATGAAGATCTTTGTCAGTTGATTGACAAAGATGAAACACCAGATAGAGATATTAAAATTGGTATGCATAATGCTAATGCAGTAAAAAAAGATATTAAAGGTAGGAAAATAGAAAAATTGTATTGGGTTCCTAGAGGAAAACCACCAGGTATTTCTCCAAAGACACCATCTGATGTTATTATAGAATTTAAAGATGGTACATTTCAAGGATATTCAAATAAAATAACCACCACAGGTGCTGATGATACACCTAAATTTAATACTAACATCTATGCTTTTTATGGTAAATTAGAAAATAGCAAACAACAAGGTGCTATTGGTAAAATTATTGATGATGCTTGGAATGATGCTGTTAAAGAAGTAAAGAAACCAACAGCAAAATCTGCTTTAGACTCAGTAGATATTAGTAAAGAAGCATTTAGTGAAACTAAATCAAGAGAAGTGTTTGCTAATTTAGCAGCAAATTTTAAATTAGATCAGTTAGATTTTTATAAAGGTGCTTTCTATTGGCCTTTTAGAAATAATTTAATTAGTGGTTTTGCAAAACATCTTGAGGATCCTGAGAACATGGTATATTTTTTAAATACCATATATTTTTATACTTATGATGATCCTAGATCTACTTTTACACCATGTCCTTATAAACTTTTGATTGGTAGTGATAGGGGTGAAAGTACAATTAAAGATGTATCTGACAATGAGGATTTAAAAGAGGTTTTATTTAATAAAAAATCAAATAGAATTAAAAATATAAGAACTGAATATGATGGAACCTCACAATCATTTAAGATGCAATTTAAATTTAATGGTTTTAGTGTCTTGATTCCTATTACTGTTAGAACAAGAGCTCAAGGTGGATGGTCTGGTAAATCTTTGTTCATCACTACACCTGGAGTCAAGATAGTATAAATACAATTACGGAAAGCAGTAGATATGAAGTCTTTTCAGCAATTTTTATCCGAAGCACCTAGAACATCCCGCGCAGTTGAGCAAGCTCGACGCTTGGGATTTGTTTCGGACGGCCATGGAAACTGGTACGATAGGGAAGGTAACTACAAAGGTCACACTGAAAAGGGTGAGTTAATACTTGCTCAGAAGAGAGGTGGAGGCAAAGAGGACGCACCTGCCAAGCAAAAAGAAGCACAAGCGCAACCTGCTCAAAAAAGTAAGCAACCACAAGTCCAAGGTGGACAGACTGGAATGCCAGCATCACCTGAGGGTGGTGAAGAGAAAGAAGATAAAGGTACAATGACTGTTGCCTTTGGAAGGTTCAATCCCCCTACGGTTGGACATGAAAAACTTATGAATGCTGCTAAAGCAGCTGCAAAGGGTGGGGATTATGGCATTTATCCATCACGTACACAAGATGATAAAAAGAATCCACTAAGTCCGGATGAAAAAATCTCATTTATGAGGCAATTATATCCAAAGCATGGTGAAAGAATCATCAATGATGGAGAAATGAAGACTATATTTAATGTATTAAAGAGTGCAAATGAAAAAGGATACCGTAGTATCAACATCATGGTTGGTGCTGACAGACAGGCTGAGTTCGAGAAACTCGCCCTCAAATACAACGGAGAACTCTATGATTTTGAGGACATTAACGTTGTTTCAGCAGGGGAACGGGACCCCGATGCTGACGGCATCGAGGGAATGTCTGCATCTAAGTTAAGAAAAGCAGCAGCAGAGGATGATTTTAAGACCTGGGTATCAGGTATGCCATCTAAAGTTGATGAAAAACTAGCAAAGAACATCTTTAATAGTGTAAAACGTAAGGTTGCTGCCGATAAAGCAGCAAGTAAAGTAGACACTTCTGCTAAAGCATTAAGAGTTAATGAAGGTTTATGGCAGATTGCACCTAAACTTGATTGGAATGGACTACGTGAGAACTTCTATCTTAAGAAGGTGTTTAACATTGGAGATTTGGTAGAGAATCTTAATACAGGACTAAGAGGACGTATTGTTCGTCGTGGTACTAACTATTTGATTAGTGTTACAGAGGATAATATGATGTTTAAGTCTTGGATAGGTGATGTTAGTGAAGCATATAGTGAAGTTAAGATGGATAGAAGGATGAGAGATAACGATCATCCTAATACTTTGGTAGGAACTAAGGGGTATTTGAAGAATGCAGAGGAGAAAACTCCTGGTGCTACTGTTAAGTCATTTAAAAGTTTCCTAAATAAGTATAGAAAAAACTAGTTCTTGATAAAATGGACATCTATTCCGATAGAAAAGCAGTTGGAGAACTGAATTCGATATATTCTGAAGCAGTATATGGTAAGCCTAAATCTGCTGGACAAGAATTAGCAAATCGTGAGAAAAAGAATGATGCTGCTGGTGCTCCTAAGTCAATGGTAGTTACTAGAGCAGATAAGAAGGCAAATACACCTGCCTATCAGAACTATAAGAAAGGTGTTAAAGGATATTCTGCTGCTGACCATCTCAAGAATGAAGAGTATGGTGAGTTAGTTGCTTCTATACAGGAGAAAGAAGGTTATAAGACTGTTGCTGCTGTAATTGACTATGATAGGTCAAAGAAAGGTACTGATGATGCTACCTATGATAGTGAGCATGGTGAGAAGAAGAAGGCAAAGAAAGAAAAGGATTATGCTGAATTTGAAAGAGAGAAGATGAAGAAAG